ATGTGTTTTCCTCCATAAATGCCTTATAATTTATTCAGAACTTGTTAAGGCTGTCTGCTCGATATTCAGTACATCACTGATGACTTTAACCGCTGGCTCTGAAATCACTCTGCCGTTGATGACTGCGGAAGTATATTCTTTTGTCATCTTAACCGCCTGTGCCAAGTCAGCCACGCCCCAGTCTTTCTGAATCATTGCGATTTTGACAGCCTTACACCAAGGCGATAGTTTTCTTTTCATTTGCCTTACCTCCTTAACCTTATATTTGTGCTTTACTTTTTTAACATTTTCCCTTAAAATCAAAGGGAGCCATTTTGAAAAATTCACTCACAATGGCAAGTTACAAAGCTCGCTATCTCGCCAGAAATGCTTTAACTTTGTAACTTATATATATAATATAACTCACAATTAGTAGTTTGTCAATACTTTTCGCTACTTAAAGTGAGCTTATTTTCAAAAGGTGGAATTTTATGTTTTGGGATAATTTTTTGCACATTTGCAATGAAAAGGGCTTAAAGCCTACTCCAGTTATCAAAGCCGCCGGTCTTGCTACCAGTAGCATTGCTCGCTGGCAAGGCGGTGCAGCTCCTAATAGTGATTCGTTAATAGGACTTTCAAGATACCTGAATGTTTCCATTGACTATCTTTTGACTGGTTCTGAATTTTCCAGACCCGGAGAAAAGCAGGTAAGCAGTGACGAATTGAAAATGCTGGAGATGTACCGGTATCTGCCGGAGGCTTCACAGGAATTTATCTACGATTCCATAGAAGCGGCATACGAAAAGGAAATTAAACGCAAAGAAGCAAGTTCACAGTCATTAGCATAAATGACCGTCATAAAAAATGAATGGAGGCTTGCCTATGGATTTTGCGCCGGTTGCCGGAGATACTGCCGGTAATAACTTAAAATGGGATTCCATGAAGATTGAGGCTGATATGTACTTGAAAACAGGGAACTACTCTCTGCTTCGTGATGTCCGTATGCGTCAGGCTCGCTTTACGGAGCTGGAGGGAAATGAGCGTATCGCCATATCCTATTACTGTATGGCGTTTTATGCGGACCTGAATGGTTTTGAAAATCTTGACCGGCTCATTGCAGCTCGTGACAGTTCTTTTTCTGACTGGAAGTGTACGGCTCATGTTGATGTTGGTGTTGTCAATAAGATATTCTACCTCTGCTCCAGATGTTCCGTTTCTGAATCAGAGCTTTTGAATGTGTTTTGCCGCTCCGCTTTCAAGCCACATACATACCAGTATCACATCTTCACAATCAAAGAGTGTCAGGAACTCTTGTTACTCGCAAAGAACGGACAAATAGGAGAAATCAACAACCGCATACAACACGCTACGGCTCGTTTCCTTGCGGATAATTCCCCTGACAATAAAAATATTGCTGTTTGAGATAAAGCCCCTGCATGGGGCTTTTCGCTTTATATGGAGGTATATATTATGGCGTACAACGCACAAAACAAGACCGGTGCAAGGGTGGCTATCTATGTCAGGGTATCGACATTGCACCAGATAGACAGGGATTCTCTGCCTATGCAGAAACAAGACCTGCTCGCATACGCAAAACTGATGTTGAATACAGATGATTGTGTCATATTTGAGGATGCCGGATATTCCGGCAAGAATACAGACCGTCCTAAATTTCAGGAAATGATGTCGCAAATGAGAGCTGGTGCCTTTACGCACCTGCTTGTCTGGAAGATAGACCGTATCTCTCGTAACCTGCTGGACTTTGCAACCATGTATAATGAGCTGAAAGCCCTCGGCGTTACCTTTGTTTCAAAAAATGAGCAGTTTGACACTTCTACCGCTATGGGCGAAGCAATGCTTAAAATCATTCTGGTATTTGCCGAACTGGAGCGTAACATGACATCAGAGCGTGTCACTGCAACCATGATTTCAAGAGCCAATAATGGGCTTTGGAATGGCGGCAGGATTCCTTTTGGCTATGATTACGATTATGAAACACATGAATTTTCAGTGAATGAGGAAGAATCGAAAGTTGTTATCCTTATGCACGATATGTACGAGCAGGAACGCTCTCTTGTGCGTGTGGTTCGTGAACTGAACGAAAGAGGCTACCGCTCCAGAGCTGGTAATCTCTGGTCGCCGGTATCGCTCCTGATTATCCTTAGGAATGTGTTTTACTGCGGCGACTACCGCTACAATATGCTCAAAGAGGGCGACCGCCAGAAAGTCAAAGACGAATCCGAATGGGTTACTGTTGAAAATCATCATGTAGCAATCATTCCGAAAGGCCAGAAAGAGCGTATCGTGGCTACGCTGGATTCCAACTCTAAATTGTGCAAGCAGCGGAATATTTACAAGTCATCAAAACATACTCATGTATTCGGTGGTTTGATTTACTGTGGTTCCTGTGGTAAGCCTTTAGGCAGCACTCCGGGGAATCTCACAAGGGACGGCTGGCATTATTCAAAATACACCTGTCCTACCAGAAGAAAGTCCGTTACACTGTGTACTGGTAAATCTACCTCTGACCCAATCATTGGAGAATTTGTTTTTAACTATATCCTGAATATGCTGAATGCTCAAAATGACTTTGAAAAAATCAGCTCCCCGGAGGAACTGGAAAAGCTGTTGCTTATCGGAGATACATTTGCATACATAGACCATATCGAACCAAACGGACTTAATGACCTGTTCAATGTCCTATCCTCTGGAGCCGTTAAGGGTGCTGTCTTTGGCAAGGGTGCCAGCCTGCCAACCAAGAAAGCTACTGTTGAACCGGAGGTTGCCAGACTTCGGAATGAAAAGCAGAAAACAGAGCGTGCCTTAGACCGTCTGCGTAGCCTGTACCTGTATGCTGATGAAGCCATGTCGGAGGCTGAATACATGATACAGAAAAATAAGCTGGAGGAAACTCTGGAAGATATAAACGACCAGATAGGAATGATGAATACCGATTCATGGCAGCAATCGGTTTCTGATGAAGAATTTATACAGCGTGCCAGCGAATTTATCATAGCCCAGAAGTTATCCGGCAGAAAGTATGTCAATTACAAACGGCTTGCCATGTCGGTAGATTCAGAAGTGTTAAAGAATTTCGTCGTGAGCATTATTGACAGCATAACCATACAAGACGGTCTGGTGTCAAACATTGTATTCAAGAACGGCTTATGTCACACATTCATTTTCAGGTAAGCAAAAAGCAGGGAACTAAGCCCTGCTTTTCTTCTTTTCCGTTATCCTTATAAATATAAGATTTTAAGTTACAAAATTAGCATAGCGTCGCCAAAACTGAAAAAGCGATATTTTTCTTCTACTGCGGTCTCATAGGCTGCCAGTACATGTTCTCTTCCGGCAAGTGCGGATACAAGCATTACCAGTGTGGATTCCGGCAGATGGAAATTAGTGATCAGTGCATCGATGACTTTGAACTGATATCCCGGATAAATAAAAATTTCTGTCCATCCGCTTTTTTCTGTGAGGAAACCATTCTCGTCCGCAGCAGACTCTAAAGTTCTGGTGCTTGTTGTTCCCACTGCAATGACACGGTGTCCTTCTTTTTTCGCTTTATTGATCTTATCCGCTTCTGACTGTTCGATTTTATAAAATTCAGAATGCATATGATGCTTTAACACATCTGTTTCCTTGACCGGACGGAACGTTCCAAGTCCGACATGCAGTGTTACTTCCGCAATTTCTACCCCCATGTCACGCACCTGCTGCAACAGCTCCGGTGTGAAATGAAGTCCTGCTGTCGGAGCGGCAGCGGATCCGTCATATTTGGCATAAACTGTCTGGTAACGGTTCTTATCCTGAAGCTGATGTGTAATGTACGGTGGCAGCGGCATCTGTCCAAGCCGGTCTAATATCTCTTCGAAAATCCCCTCATAATGGAACTGGATGAGCCTGTTGCCTTCCTCTACAATATCGACAACTTCACCGGTCAAAATCCCTTCGCCGAAAACAATTTTCGTTCCGATCTTGCATTTCTTTCCCGGTTTTACAAGTGTTTCCCAGATATCATTTTCTTTTCTTTTTAAGAGAAGGATTTCGATTTTGGCCTCGGTACCTTCCTTCACGCCATAAAGACGTGCCGGGATTACCTTTGTGTTATTAATGACAAGGCAGTCGCCCGGTCTTAAATACTCTGTAATATCCTTAAAATGTCTGTGTTCCACTTCTCCTGTGATCTTATCTAAAACCATCAGTCTGGAGCTGGAACGATCCTCCAATGGATCCTGTGCAATGAGTTCCTGTGGAAGATCATAATAAAAATCTTTTACATCCATGATTGTTCTCCATCTATTAGCATTTTCTGTACATAACAAAGAGCCGCTGCTGCGACTCTTTGCCATGTTTCTATCATATTATGCACGAAGCCTGATATCAAGTGTTTTCTCTAAGTTCTTTAAGATTTTCTTGACAAAACCTTCCACTCTTTCCGTTGTGAATTCTTCGTCAGCCGGAGTAAATACAACTGAGAATGCCATGCTCTTCTTATCCGGTCCAAGCTGGATTCCTTCGTAGACATCGAATAATGTTACATCTGTGACATAATCGCAGGCCTCTTTGATACCATTTTCAATCTGCGCACAGGTGATGTTTTTGTCTACCACAAATGCGAAATCACGTTTTTCTTCTGCATATTTTGGCAACGGAGTAAAGATCTGCTCTTTTCCATACCATTTTTTCAGGGATGCAAGATCAATCTCCATGACGTAAGCCGGTACACGCATATCAAGTTCATCCATGATCTCGTAAGAAACCTTTCCAAGATATCCGACTTTCTCACCCTCACAGAAAATCTCTGCTGTCTGATATGGATGAAGGAATGTATTCTCGGCTGCCTCGTATGTGAATGTAATATTCAGTGCATCTGCAACCGTCTCTGCAAATCCTTTTAATGTGTAGAAAGATTCCTTCTCGCCAAATAATCCAACGCACAGTGTCTCTCTCTCATCCGGATACTCCGTAAGTGGGAGATCTTTTGGAATAAATACATTTCCAAGTTCGAAGATTCTTCCCTCTAAAATTGCTTTTTTCTGGTTTCTTGCCATCGCATGGATCATCTGCGGTGCAAGTGTAGTTCTCATCAGTGAAAGATCAATATTAATTGGATTGATCAGACGGATTGCATGTCTCTCTTTTGCATCTTCCGGCAGTCTTAACAGATCCAGATCAGACGGTGAGAAGAAGGAGTAATGAATTCCCTCATAAGCTCCTGCTGCACAGAGTGCACGTTTGATTTTAAGTTCTGTCTTCTGTTTTAAGTTTAATCCACCTAATGTCACTTTCGCAGTCGGCATAAAGGTTGGGATTACATGCTCATAGCCATACATACGGATCACTTCCTCCGCCACATCCGGGTAAGAATCCATATCTTCACGGTAAGCAGGAATCTGCAATGTCAGCTCATCACCGTTGATGACCGGTGCAAAATTTAAAGCAGTAAGAATACGAACGATGTCAGCATCTGGGACTTCGATTCCAAGAACCCCATTGACACGTTTTACACTTACTTTCATCTCTTTTGGCTCGATGGAGTTTCCGGTAGACACTTCAATGTGTGTGGAAGAAACTTTACCACAGCCTAACTCCTCTACTAAATGAAGAGCACGTTTCATTGCCATAACAGTTGTGTATTCGTAAACACCCTTTGCATACATTGCGCTGGAATCAGAGGACTGTCCCAGTGCCCTGGAGCTTTTACGGATGTTGTCGCGGGCAAATTTTGCAGCCTCGAACATCACTTCTTTTGTGGTGTCCTGAATCTCAGAATTTAAGCCACCCATAATGCCTGCCAGTGCAACCGGTTTTTTACCGTCACAGATGACAAGATTTGAATTATTTAATTCAAATTCTTTTTCGTCTAATGTTGTGATCTTCTCGCCATCATCTGCACGTCTGACATTAATCTCGTCACCCTCTAAATATGCATAGTCGAATGCATGCATCGGCTGACCTAACTCTTTTAGGACGTAGTTTGTGATATCTACGATATTGGAGATACCACCGATTCCGACTAATGCCAGTCTTCTTCTCATCCATGCAGGAGATTCCTTGATCTCAACATCATGAACATAGTGTGCGATATATCTCGGGCAGAGATCTTTCGCAGAAACAGTTACATGGAAATCCTTCTTTACATCTGTCTCTGTGAAATCAAGTGCAGGCTCTTTGCATTCTTTTCCGAGAACGGCTGCTACTTCTCTTGCGATACCGTAAATACTCTGGCAGTCCGGGCGGTTTGCGGTGATCGCAATGTCAAAAATCCAGTCATCCATTCCAAGGATCGGTTTTACGTCTGCTCCAACTCTGGCATCTTCCGGTAACACAAGTAATCCGTTGTATCCTGCGCCCGGATATAAATCTTCGTTTAATCCAAGCTCTGTTCCGGAACAAAGCATACCAAAGGATTCATATCCGCGGAGCTTGCCTTTTTTAATTGTCATCACACCTTCGATCGTGACATGGTCTTTTGCAGTTGCATAAACTGTTGCGCCTACGAGTGCGAGCGGGAATTTGCCGCCTGCATGGACATTGTCTGCTCCACAGCAGATCTGGAAGGTTCCGTGCTCACCGGCATTTACCTGACATAAGCTTAAGTGTGTGTCAGGAATTGGTTCGCATGTCTCAACCAGACCTACAACAACGCCGCTTACATCTTTTCCAACTTCAATCAGTTCCTCAACTTCAAATCCACAGGAAAAAAGTTTTTCCTCTAACTCCTTTGGAGTAACATCTATATCTACATAATCTTTTAACCAGCTTAATGGTGCTAACATGATAAGTCTCCTTTTCTTTTATCTCTATCTGTTTGTCTTAGTCATCGATCTGTTTTAATACACGCATATCGGACTCAAACAGTAATTTGATGTTGTTGATACCATATTTTAACATTGCGATACGCTCAATACCGATACCGAATGCAAAGCCACTGTACTCATTGGTATCAATTCCACAACCCTCTAAAACTTTATTGTTAACAACACCTGCTCCTAATACTTCGATCCATCCTGTACCTTTGCAGAGTTTGCATCCGCATCCGCCACACTGGAAACAGCTTACATCAACTTCTACGGAAGGCTCTGTGAATGGGAAGTAGGATGGACGAAGACGTGTGGTCGTCTCTTTTCCGAAAATCTTCTTTACAAGTTCATCTAACATTCCCTTTAAGTCGCAGAGTGTAATTCCCTTATCTACCACAAGACCTTCCATCTGTGTAAACATTGGGGAATGTGTTGCATCATCATCGGAACGGAATACCTTACCAGGGGAAATAATCTTGATTGG